TATATATTATTTTTCTTTTAATATAAATTCTTGCTCTGAACCACTATATTTTAGTTTACAATCAGAAACTAGTAAATCCTTAGGAATTTCAAATGCAATATTACCTGTTACATCTAAATTAGGATTTACAGTATCCATAGTTATATATTTATTTCCTACATCAATCAATAAAGATGGAACATATTTTGAATCATCTGGTCCTATTAATGTGAATGAATTTAGCATAAAAGATTGGCTTTCCTTAGTTTGATTTTTTATTGTTAAATTTATAATACCATATTTGCCACTATCTGGAGTGTACGCCAAATAACCAGAAGCTACTGGTATTTCACTAGCTTTTGAAATACTATTAACAGTTAATTTTAAATCTCCTATATTACCTTCTTCACCAATATATTTAGTTAAATCTTCTTTTTGTTTTTCAGTGCTTCCATTATTAGTACTGTTCCCTGCTATTGCTCCAACAACCCCAGAAAATATAATAATAATGATAAACCAAAATAGACATCCTCTTCTTCTCTTTCCTTCTCTCATAATATCCCCCTAAATTATATTTTATAAGAATATTATACTATATATTCAAAATTTTTACATTATAGTTTGACTCCAAAACCCATTTTAAGACCTGTAATTTTAGATAACTTCTGAAATACTGAACAATGATAGATACATACACTATTCTCATAACACTTAAATTTATGCTTGCATCTGCAACATGGATTATCTTCCTTTTTTATGACCTCATCATCTTTTTTAAACACATACACTTGAATATGTCTAGCAATACAATATAAATCTTTTTCTGTAAGTTCTATATCTTTATTCATTCAATCACCTTCTTTTTCACATAAAAAAAGTACTTACTATTAAAACAAGTACTTTGCATATTTTTTCTAATTTGTGGTATAATAAAGGCAAGAAGAACTACAATCTATTTAGCGGTAGAGTGAAGTTCATAATTTTAAAAAATATAAATTATTTAAATTTGCGGAACTTTATTTTAAAACCAAGTTCCCAGCCACTTTTACTCTTGCCACGAGTAGAGTGGCTTTTTACGTTTTTGATACATCTACAAACGATATATCCAATTAAACTAGCTATCAAGCTAGCTAATATACTAAGTAAAAAATTGTCCATACTTCCCACCTCCTTTCATTAGGAAGTAGGTTTTATCCCAGTATGAACTCCACTCTATAAATTGTAGATTACATCTTCTTGCTACAATTATTATAACATATAATTCTTACATATTTTACCTATATTTTATCTTCTTCTACTTCTTCTAGCTTCTTTAGCAATCTTTTTTTCTTCTTTTATTTCTTCTTCTACTTTAATATCTATAGAAGCAGCAACAAATGCCCTCTCGAAGTCTGGTAAATCTGTATATTCATGTGGTTTCCATTTGAATTTATGAAGGCAATAATGAGCTACACTAGCATCATAATCGCCTCCTTCAATTAGTTTTTTGCTTCTTCTACTTTATCTTCAAAAGTTCTATCAAAACCATTTACCTCTCCTACCTCACTTGAAAGGTCTGTATATTCGCCAGGAGTCAACATTGTTGTTAATAACTCCTCTGCCCCCATTACACCATAGCTATTTTGAAGTTCTGCATCATGTAAATCTGGAAATACTACAGTTTCTACACACAGTTTCAAAGTATAAGTATTGAAATCCGTTTCACTAGTGTATTGCCCTGTTGCTTTCCCTTTTTTATTTAGTACAGGTACTCTTATAGTTGAATCTTTTCTTAATTGTCTATCTCTATCTGAATCTATTGCTTTAAGTTCCCATTCGATTGCTTTTCCATCTTCTCCTATAAACCTTTCACTTGCCACATACTTTCTATTCTCTACTTTTATTGCATTTTGACTTAAAAAAGCGTTTAAATCTCCCATATTCTTATTCTACCTCCATCACCAAATATTTTGTTTGTTTTTCTATTGTTGCAACACCAGCTTCATTTATTTCAAATTTTATGATTATTGGCTTTAATGACGAACCATCAATTGTATCTGTTGCTAACTTATCTGAAATATCTATAAGATATTTTCCTGCCTTTTTATACATCTCGCTGACACGTTCTTCCAAAGGTCTTTTATTGCTATAATCAAAAGAAATTGAATCTTTTATCTCATATTTATCCTTAATTTTAATCATCTCCTATTCTTATAAATAAAAAATACACATACATAAATCATAAATGTGTATTTTACTCCATACCATTTGCTATATTAAATTTCTCAACTAATTTCCAATTCTCAAAAGTAAAATCCATATCTTCATCTAAATACTCCCCATCAGCATCAAATTTAGCAATTATGCCTGAGTCCATATTGCAATCTTCCAGTATTATAGTTTGACGACCCACTGAACTTGTTGGGTCTTCATTGGTAATTTGTATATCGAAGTAAATATCCTCACCAGTTTCTTTATACTCATACAACAATTCTCTAAATATAGAGGTATTATAATAAAATGTTGCATTTCCTGAATATTTACTTCCTGTTGATTTATTTCCTTTTGTAGTACTACCTAATATAGGTATCTCACTCTTATTCTTTTCCATTTTAGCTTCTAAGTTAATAGCTTGCATAAAATTATATCTTTTACCTTTTATAGTTACAAAACACTCTGCCTTAGATGCACTTATTGTATCTCTTGCTTTTATTTGTTGTGCCATTATTATTCTCCTTTCTTATTGTTAACTAACTGAAACAGTCATATAAAGCTTACTCATAGCACTAATAACTTTTACAGCATCACTTACTACAACAGTCTTCTTGTCGCTTCCAGGTTCTACAGAAACATCATCAGCTTTGAAATCTTCTATTGCTCTCATATTTTGCAGTTGTTCATGATGCTTAACTACATCATTCCAAAACGAGATACGACCAGATTTATCATTTGGTACTTCACCCAAGTACTTTGTATTAAATAAAGTCGCTATATCATTAGCAATCTGGTCAAGTACTCTAACACTTTGATTACTTGAAAAGTCGTCATTCTTTTCATCTGTAAAACTAACAAAAGTATTTATATCCTCTAATACATGAACTTCATCTCCAACCTTATGAAATATAAACTTACCAGTTTTTAAAGCTTCTTCTAAATGTATTTGAGTGTAATTAACATCTACATCAAATTCACCATCATATCGCTTGTTAGTATTAGATTTATTTATATCGCATCCTGCTATAGCTCCAGTAGTCCAGTAAATTAAGCTAGATTCTAATAATCCAGTATCTTTAATCTTATTTTCAACAGATACTACACCTTCATAATCTGCATCATTCTTTTTATATAATACTGTTTGAAACTTTGCTCCAACTCTATCACGCATTCTCTTTGTAAATTCTACAAACAAACTTTTAATCTCTGTTGTTGTAGCCAAACATCCTAAAGCATTAAATGAGTAACTTTCTATTTTATCCAAGAAAGCTTGGTACTCTGCTCCTGTCACAGCTTCGCCATTAGTTCCACCAGTAAATACAAGTCCTGCGCTTGCTTCTAGTGTTGCATCCTTCCTCCAAGTGATATAGTCATTATCTTCTAAATCTGTAATAACTTTTGCTATTTGAGTATCTACCTTCTTATTATCTAAAAGTGTTACAACATCAAATTTAGTGTTATCATCTATATTTGTTGTAACTGTTACTTTTAAGTCATTTCCTCTGATACCACTATATTTTGCTGTGGCTATAGTACAACTGGCTTTAACGCCTTTATTTAATTTATAAAAATATCCCAACCTTATATTTTTGAATAAATCTCTCAAGCCTTTCAGCTTCTCATGAGTATAATCATATCCAAAATACTTCACTGAATACTTCTCAAAATCATCACTGGTTACTTGAAATACGTCTTCATCTATGCCCCAATCTAACTCTAAAGGCATTGCAACAATACCTCTATCCGATAATGAACTGGTTGCCCTCTTAGCTGAGATAAAATTTATATATGCACCAGGAAGTATTTTATTTTGCGTTACGAATGTTCCTCCACCTAAAGCCATCTAACTCACTCCTTTCATAAATTTATTTATTCTATCCTCTACCTCTGAGAAGGAATATAACTCATTTTCTTTTAAAATTGCATTTAATAAGTCTTTTCTATTTACATACTTCTTAGAATTAACTATTTGCTCCTTAGTAAACTTGTAGTCATCTTCTTTGCTTAATGTTTTATTCAAAATTATCACCTCTCTTCAAACCACCAAATAATTCAACATCATTCATTTTTTCTGTATCATTACTTTTTATAGTGAAGTAGTTATAATCAACGAAGAAATGAAGAACATTATCTACAATTTCAAAGTTCATATTTGTACCTCTGACTAAATCTCCATCAATTTCTATATACTCTAATTCCTCCAGTAACATCTCAGCTACCTCATTTATTTCAAATGATTTATCATTACTTTTGGGAAAATAATGTACATCAAAAGAGTTCTTTTTTAATGTCCTGCCACTTGGATATGATACTTTGCTTGGATTTAAAGGAACAATAAAAAAACAAGGTTCATTAATCCCTTGCTCCACATCTTCACTATAAATTGTATAACTCTCTCCAAATGTTTTATCTAATTTAATAGATATTCCATCAATTATATTATTAAGCATCAAATACTCCTTTAAGTAATATTAATAACTTTTTCTCTATAATCTTATCAACTTGGCTTTGTAACTCAATTTCTGAAATAGTTAAAAAATGTTGTCCTTTAACCCATCCCTTACCATTCTTAGTCCTATGCCCAAACTCAACATATGAAGCGTATTCTGTTGGATTGATAACCTCTATGATGTAATTATTACCACTTTTATACACTGGAAGTGACCTAGCATAAGCTATTCCACTCCAACCTTCTCTTAGAAATCCTGTATCAACTGGTGTTCTTCTAATTACTTTTCCTAAAAGTCTTGCTGCTAATTCTCTTGCTGCATCTTTGCAAAACTTATCTAAATCAATCTTTGTAAATTTCTCCATTCTTCTACAAGCTCTTTTAAACTCTCTAAAATCAACACTACCCCATCTAGCCATTAAGCCTTGTTCTTAAGTAATTCTAAGATAATTTCTTGATGGTTTGGATATATAGCTGATTCTCCACTTCTTGCATATTCTCTTGTTATATTATTTTGAGTAGTTATAATAAGTTTTGAACCTGCTTTAATGTTTATGTTTGGAGATATAAAGAGTTTAATAGTCTGTACAAGTTTAGCTACTTTTCCATCTGTAGCTGATGTAATATTTTTATATGATAACTTACAAGGTTGATTTTCTAATACGACTACTTCTTTATTGTTAGCTCGTTTTGTTACAGGGTCTTTAATTGGCTGATACTCTACTATAGTGCATTTATCTCTATACAGCATTTCTATTGCTTTTCTAGTCTTATCCATCATTATTTCCACCTAAGTTTTCTGTATCTATTTAATTGTGACTTGTAATCTTTAAGTAAAGATTCCTTAAATTCACTAGCTGAACTTCTGTAGGAAACTGATGTATCACCTTCTGATATAGAAGAAATAGAGCCTAGTGCAATATCTTCGCTTCCTAGACTCTCATTTTTATACATATCTATAGCCATTCTTAAAATAGTACTATTTAATTGTTCTGGTATAGTAGGTACATTACAATAGTTTTTGACCATTTCTTCTACATCTTCTAGTATAAACTCTAGTATTGTATCTTTTGAATCATCTTCTCTACTAAATCCTAAAAGCTTTTTTAGTCTTTCAACTTCCATATTAACACCTCTAATTTATTGTACCCATAAACACTTGGTCAGCATAAGGAAAACTAGGTAAGACTGTTGCAACTGCTTTTATCCACTTAGCAACTGGGTCAGCAGTAGAATACTGCTCTACAATTATATTTCCAACTGAACTAATGTCTATTGATGGATTTTTTCTAAGTTCTAATTCCTCTGCTGTTAATCCAAAGAAAGTATCTCCCATCTTGCCGTCAGGCATAAGAATAAACTTATTTTCATCTAAAAATCTCTTTGTTGTGTATTTACCATCCTTACCTTGAACTCTATATCTTTCATCATAAGTAAAAATAGGAGGAAGAGATTGAGAAGCTAAAAATACATTTAATTCTTTTAAAGTAAGCAATTTATCACTATTTACACCAAATATAGCTTTTCTTAGTTTTTCATCTCTTAATATCGTGTTTAAAATAGTTTTAGAGGTTAATGACCTTGTTGGAGTAAATCCAGTATCAACAACTATTTTATCAGTCATATTATAAATATCTCCTAATATATCTGGTGTTCCACTAGACCAAGTTTTTGTTTCTTTATGATTTGTTGGAGTTCCATATTTTAAAGAAGCTTTAACTCCATTTTCATTTATATTAAGTTCTCCTGTTGTTAGAACTTCCATTCTCATTGCTTCTATTCTAGTATTTACACTTGATACAAGATTATCAACATCATTAAATATTTGATTTATCATTTGAGTTTCTTCTTGTGAGTTTCTTGGCTCTTCAAGTACAATTATATCTTTTTCATCTAGTTTTATTTTTCTTTTCACAAGTGCAAGTTCAGCAATACTTAAATTAGCACCTTCTCTTGATGCAATTTCTGCTTCTGTATCAAAAGCATGAACACTTGCTGATACTGGAAGATTAGATGCACCTTTTATCATCTTTATTTCAAGTCCTTCTATCTTTTGAGTTGGAAATAATAAATCTCCCATTGTTTCTTTTAATTTTCTAGTCTTTGTATAGTTTATCAGCTCTTGAACTGACAATAATTCTTCTACTCTTGCCATATTTCATCCTCCTACATAAATTTAATATTTGGTAATTTCGTCTTTATAGTGTCTATAGCTTCTTTTACATACTCACCTTGCAATCTTTCAGTTATTACATACCCTTCCACCATTGATGCAACTGGTTGTGGTCCATAAGTAACATCTACAGTTGAAAAAACTATTCCTACAGGGTTTTCTGATAATGAATATGTATAACTATCTGAAGAACCCCCTCTAGTTATCTTTACCACTTTGCCACTTTCACCTAATAAGCTTCCTGCTAACACATATTTCTTGCCATTTTCATCAGCAACTACATCTGTATCTATTGCTGTTTTTGAAAAATTAATATAGTGTTGAGAAGCTAGAAACTCGGGTGTGTTATCAAAATTTACCTCTTTAAAATACATACTTTATCCTCCTTTTTATTTAATACTCCATGCGTCAGCATATGGATTTTTAGAACTTTCCTCATTTTTTTCTTTAGCAATACTTTCAGCTCTACTTAATGTATTTTCATTGCCATTATCGGGACTGTAATTTATCTTAGTCTTTCCTGTTTTTATTAAGAAAGACTTTTGAGTTGACCAAGTATCAGTCTGTTCCTTTAGTCCTGTAAAAGTACCATTTTCATATTTTATTTTTTCTAAATCAAGTTCTGCTTTCGCTGCTTTAGTGCTATGAACATTAAGTTTAATAAGTTCATTTTCTAATGCCATATCAAACTCTTTTTGTTCTTTTTCCTTTAATTTATTTTGGTATTCTTCATCCTTTGCAGTTAATTTAGTCTCATATCCTTTTTTAAGCTCTTCAATTTGCTCTTTTGTCATTCCATCCTTGAAACCTTCAATGGCTTCTTTAGATGCTTTTAATTCTTCTTTTACCTTTTCATACTCAATCTTATTAATATAATTGTCTAATTCTTTTAGCGATTCAACTTCTACTTTCTTTGCATCTTCTTCACTAAGACCTAGTGCAATTAGTTCACCTTTTTTCATTTTATTTAATTCTCCTTTCATTTTTGCATAATAAAAAACCCTATCTAGGACTTACTAAAACCAATATTATTATTCTCATTACAATTATTTATTGATATAGCTTCTATTTGTGATAAATCTATTACGGTTGTTCCATCTTCATCTAAATACCCTTTCAAATACCTACAATCTGAGTCAACTTCAATAAAATCTTTCATTAGCTTATCAGCAACATATTCGTCTGTTATTCCAGATACACAATTTCCACTCTTAAACCAAATTACATACTCTTTCAATAATACAACCCTCCTTTTGTTTTTTACCTAATAAAAAACCTTTAAACAAATTATTCATAAATAATATAGCTTATTAGTGAAGCTATAAGGTATATTGCTTTTCCTATCAAATACCCACTTATAACCCCTACTAAGTTATAAACTAATCTAACACATGTGAAAGTATTATTATCTACCATGTTAGCTATACCTAAAACATGAGCCATAATTATGTTGATACCTATAAAAACACCTAAAGCTATACCAATAACTGTAATAATAAATGCTATAATATTTCTAACACTTATTTTGCTTGGCTTTTTAATATATTTCTTTTTAAACATATTTCCATCCCCCAAAACTTATTCAATACCTTCTCTTAGGTGTTCCACTAACTGTTTTACAATCTTATCTATATCAACTTTACAATCACATTTATTCATTTTTTCTGCTAGTTTATTAATTTTATCATCTGCTTTTTCTAAAGTTTGTATAAATAAATCTAATTCTTTTCTAGCTTTTTTAATATTTTCTTGAAAGTTTGTTGAATCTAAAGTCATCTCTGTTGATAATTTATTTTTTTCTCTATATTCAACTTTCTCATAAGTCATTTCAAATATATCTGCTTTACATGGATATATTTCTCCTTTTACACCTTGTATAATGTAATCCCCTTTATTAGCTCTCATAGTACCTTCTAGTGTCTTTAAATCACAACTTATATGACCATTAATACATTTTTCTTGCATAAAATTACAAACTCTATCATTCTCAATAAACCATTTTGGTTCTACATCATAACCTAGTTTAAAAGCTTCTACTTCAACTGCTTTCTTTTTAAACTTAGCCATCTTATTTATTCCTCCTTAAATATTTAATAATATCTTCATTGCTAACTAGCAAAGAATATAGTATGAGTATCACACCAAGAATAAAATTAAGTAGTGGAAATAAAGCTAGAAAAATAAAATTATATTTTTTTCTTTTTCTGATATTCACACTTTTAAGTAATTCAATTAATTCCTCATTACTATAAACCTTCATGTTGAATAAATAAAGCCCTGTACAAAACACAATTATTGATAAAATATATAATTTAAGCATTTCAAATCACCCTCTCAATAATTTTTTTACATAATAAAGACACCTACTAACTTAGTAAGTGTTTTTAACATACTTCTTATGCCACTCTTTATATTTCATATTAGATGGTACATAATATGTTTTCCCATTTTCATCTCTTGCTACTCTATAGCCTTCTTCATCACTAAAAAAAGGAGCTGTCGTTGTCCTACAACGACAATGAAATGGTGGAGCTGTTATTCCAACTTGATAATCTTTCATATCAAATACTTTACCATCTAATTCTCTGCATATATTTGAAGTTCTTAAATCTAATGTAGCAATAATCTCATATTTCTCTACATCTAAATCATTAAAACAATCTTTTCTACTTGCTGATGCAAAGAAAGCTGATTCAGTCATTATTAAATTCTTAGCTTGTGATTTAGATACATTAAACTTCTTAGCAAAGTCATTGACTAGATTTTTTGGATTCTCACCTCTAATAATTGATTGCGTCAATTTAGTGTGTAACTCATTAATTAAAGCAGGTCTATGTTTGCTCCAAATCCTTTCACTAAAATTTAATCCATCACTAGTCCATGGCTTAGAAATAATTTTATTTATTCTATTAGTATCAAGACTCATTAAACTCCAACCAACGTTTACTCCTTGTTGAACATTAAAAGCTGTATGATAGTACTCGCTTGTATAAATATCTCTCATTAGTTTATCAATACCATCAATTTCATTTCCATATAAAACTTCTACTTGTTGCTGTATTTGTAACTTTAAAGCTTCAAGCCTTGTAATATGAACTCTAGCACTAGCATTTTCTAATTCTTTTATCCACTTTTGATTTATAGCATTTTCTTTACCATATTTAATATATTCTTCTACATTCCACTTAAACTCTTCTAGTTCTCTTGTATTTAGTAGTTTCTTAGCTTCTAATAAAGATATTCCTTCACTTTCAGCAAATCTGTTGTACCATGCTAATATATCTTTTTCTATACTAGTCATAGCTAATTTATATTGCTTTTCTAATTCAAGATAGCATTTTATACTTTTGTTATTTTGAGCTTCTTCTAATTGTTCAAATCTTTTCCTCCAATAGTCTTTATGTTTCATTTATAACACCACTATTATTAGGAATGATACTATTGTATTCTTGTTGATTGTATTCCTTTTCTTTTTTAATTTGTTTTTCTTCTTCTTCTGCATTATCTACAAGAGGATGATTTTTTAAATTAGTCTTTTCTGATACTATCCCTACACTCTTAGAGCATATATCAGCCAGTTCTAAATCATTTTGAATCATATTCCTAGTCCAAGTTTGTAAAACTCTTTTAGGCGAATATCCTATATGCTTACATATTATTCTTACTAGTTTAGCAAATCCTAGTCTAAACTCTGTTTCCATCAAACCTGCTTTTAATTCTAATAAAGTGTATAAAAATTTGAGTGCTACACCACTTGTATTAGCGAAATTCTCTGGTTTAGGGTCAACACCTTGTCCTTGGACATATATTTGCTTTTCTGTTGTTTTAAGAAGCGAATCTCGAGCTTCTATTGGAATATTTATTGTAATTGTACTAAGCCCACTCTTATCATCTGCACCACTACTTTGTAAATCAATAGTTTTATATTCTTTAAGTCCTTTTAAAAACTCTGTTAAGTCTGCACCTCCATAGTTCGTAAGAACGAAAATAACTTCTTGTATATCTTCAATATCATTCACAAAACCGCTATAAACCTTGTCGTATACATCAATGAGGTGTTTAACATTATCTAAATCTCTTACCTCTAAATCATTGTTTAGAAATTCGATAAATGGAACTTCTCCAAAATTGTGTTTATATACATTAGTTTGAGTTTCAAGTTTATTATCTAAATTTTTCTCTATAAATTTATTAAGTATCTCCAATCCATTGATATTACTATTTCCATCTTTATTTTGATAAGTATAACAACATTCATCTGTCCAATACTCATAGATTACATATTCTTTTCCTTCATCATCAGTCTTTTTATATTCTCTAAGTACTGCAAGAAGCTTTCTGTTTAAATCTGATGAATATACTGCTCTTATTTGGCGAGGGTCTATATTAGCATATTGGAAGTCATTGTTATCATCCTCCCAAACATGTAACCATGCTTTAGAGCATATACTAGCATTTTTCCCAAGTGTTTTGGCTTCTTTTGGGTATCTATCACCTAAAATATCAGTTATCTTTGAATTTATACCATCATCTCCAACATCAAAAGTAGGCGGATAAGTAAACAGATATGATACTTTTTGGTTAACTAAAAAACCAAACCAATTAAATGGTATTCTATTGTCTGCATTTCTTAGTGGATTATTGGCTGTATTTACTTTGCCAACATTATTAGGGCTTCTATCTCTTATAATGTCATTTTGATTTTTATAGTATTTTTCAGCTTCATCAGCCTTTTTAACAAAGTTATTATGTTTACTATTAGTTTGTTCAATTAACTTTTTTATTACATCTAGTTCCAATTTCTCACCTTCTTCCATTTGGAGTAAGTATTCTAACCCCATTATTTTTAAGTTTATTATCTATAGAATATCTAAGAGCAGCCATTGCATCATCCATAAACTCAACTGGTTCATCAAGATATAATCCAGTTCTTTCGTCTTGTTTCCATTTCCATTGTTGTATTTCTTTTATTGTATTTATACAACTAGGATGTACATGTATTCTTAACTGTTTTAAATAATCTATTTGAGCTTTAATACTTCCTGGTCCTTTTTTAACTCCTTTAGCTTTATATCCTGCACTTTTCCACATCTTAATTCTATCGGGTTCAGCGCTATCACAGTACATAAATAGACTCTTTTCTAAACCTTTACTATTTGCAATCGTTATTATTTCTGAGGTATCCATTTCATGTACATATATTTCATTACATATATATAACTCTCCATCCTTAAAGCCAATTCTAAGTATTGCATTTGCATGATTAAAACCAAAGTCTTGTGATAACCTCATATTATCAAAGTATTCAAATTCTGTAGGAAATTCATGTATAACATAGTTTTTAAGTATTGCTCCACCAGTTTCTCCCCATTCTCCAAGTCCATAGACTTTATACCCTTCTGGGTCTTGTTCCTCTCTCATTTTCATTCTTCTATAATACGCTTCATCAATAAATCTATTTTGTAGATAAGTACTATGATGAGTAAATATATCATCATTTTTATAGTCAAAATACTTTCTTTTTATCCAATGAGTAGCTGATACTGGGTTAAATGTAAATGTCATTTGATAGTATAAGTTAGGATTAGTTAAAATACCTCTTAAACGGTCATCTAGTATGTCTATGTCACTTTCCATAAGTTCTGTAGCTTCTTCACACCAAACCCATGTTAATTTTCCTTTCGAGAAGTTAATTGATTTTAATTTTTCTCTTTGTTTTGCATCATTAACTCCTCTGAAAATTATAGAGTTACCAGTAACTTTACTCTTAATTTCTAAAGGATTTAAAGTAGTTTTCCAATACTTATCAGCTTGTTTACCATAAATACGATTTATAGCTCCTGTAAGCTCTGCATACGTTGAATACTTATGTGTAGCTTCTGACTTTCTAACTACTAATAGATTAGCCCCTTGATACTTCTTATCTCCTAACTTTAGTATATAGTCTTGTGCTACATTAACAGATTTTCCACTCCCTGCTGAACCTTTCATTGCTCTGTATCTTTTTTTAGTAAAATTGGCTTCCTTGAAATCTGGATTAAAACCTATTCTAATTATCATTTCTATCACCATAATCTACACTTATTTTCAATTCATCATCCCCAATATCATCTTTACTTAAGTTATCAACTTCACATTTCAACTTCTCAACTCTTGTTTTCTGCTCCTCTGTAGCCAAATTCCAATCCTTATGAATCATTTCATCATATTGTTTAATTAAACTTCTAAGTTCACTCATAGCCCTACTCTGTGCATTAAGAAAAGATGCTTGCCTATCCCATGCAAATTGGAATTCATATTCCATCTTCTCGCCATTTTCTGTACTTTCATGTTTCTTTAATTCCTTAATCATCTCTTCCTTGTCTTTAACATACATTATCTTTTGTGCTCTTATTATTGCTGCGTATTGTATTGTTATCTGTTCCCAAAGAATATCAAATTTATCTTTATTCTTTATCTCATTAATTAAGTCTTGAGTTTCTTCAGGTAAGTATTTTGAGAAGAAACCAAACTT